TCAGCTCTCCTCTTTCAAATATAAAAATAACGCCAGTTTATAAAGCCGCTCAAGGCTTGAATCTTTATTAATATTTTTAATCAACTCACACAGAGCTCTTTTGTAGTCTTTCATAACTGCCCCCTCCCTTCTTGGATGTCATTATAATGCATCCGGAGGGATTTTTCTACAAAACAGTATTAAAAATCCCTGATATGGGAAAAAATAGTACCCCCCCTCTCTCTATCTCCAGGATCCTTATTAATTTGGTATTCTTTTAAAAAGTGCTACTTCCCTTTAATTTGGCGTATCAATTTCCACTTTTTCCACCAACTTAAAGTAGGGTTTCTCTTTATAAGTTCTATATTCTCTTTCCCTGGCGGTGGTAATAATCGCATGGCGGCGGTTAATGCTTCTGCTGCTTCTTTTACCGTTACTCCGTATTCATTAGGCATCGCTTGTATTCTCCATTCTTTGTTTAATAGCTTGGTTAATATATTCGTTCACGCTTTCCCCGGCTGCTGCTGCCCTTTCCTTAATAACGGCTTTATCTCCCTTTGGTACGGTCAAGTTAATACGATCATATTTCTCATTTATAAACTGGTTTTGGTATTTCAGTTGGTCGAACTCTTTTTTTGTTTTTGGCATCCGTTGCCTCTTCCTTTCTCTTGCCTTATGGTATATAATAGTTTTACAGTTTGGGCGGTTTTGGCAAGTCCACCGCCCTTTCTGCATCCCTAAAGCCTATTTATCAGGCTTTTCTTCATTTCTTGGCTTTGCATCCACAATTCTTCGAATTAAATCCAAAATCTCATGTTCGCTATGCCCTTTCTCGTCACACCACTCAATGACTTCTTTAATTTCTTTCTTGTCCATATCTTCCATGTTGTTCTCCTTTCTCTGCCGCCCAGGTACTCGTTAGGTTTTATGTATCTCCCTTAACTGTCTTTATTATATAACATATTACGCAATATGTCAATACATATTACGCAATATTTTCAAAAAGTTTTATTTATAAGAAAAAGTAATAAAAAAATAAATCCCATATATGGGATATTATATTTAAAAAGATACTGATTTACGGGATTCAGTAAAAAAATTATTTATAATCTGAATCAAATAAGTCAGTGATTTTTATATTCAATGACTTTGCTATCTTCTCCAGATATTCAATCGGCGTATACATTTGACCGCATACGATCCTATGTAGTGTTGATTTACTGACCCCGCTTCTTTTGGCAAGTTCCTGATATGTAATATCTTTCTCAATCATGACTTCTCTAAGCAGTATCTTCATATTAAACCTCACACTCTTATTTTACTCTGTTTTATAAAAAAGCGGAACCGGAAATGATTTCCAATTTTTTTTAAAATTTTTTGATTTTCCTATTGACATTTTATACTCCCGGGAGTATAATGTAATCATAGAAAAGAGATTGGGAGGAAACAAAAATGACAATTAAAGGATGGTTTTTAGATAAGAATTTTACACAGAACGAAAGATACATTATCAACTTAGCAATGAACGGTGACGAGTTAGAGACATTAAAAGAGACAGAGAAAGCAGTCCAGTTCAGAGCAGACAGTGATTTCGGAACACTGACATTCTGGTGCCCGAAATCCTGCATCTTAAAAGATGGCGAAGTTGATGAAGAAATGGTTAGAAAATATCAGAGAATGGAAGCTGGACTGAACTACAACGAGAAACTGGTTGTTTTCGCTAAAGAAAACGGAATCAAGGGAATCCGCAGAGGAATGAAAACACAGACCTTAATGAGAAAGATCACAGAAGCTGGCTTAGAAATCCCGGCAAGAGATTAAAAATATGCTATAATAACACAAGGAGGACATAAAAATGCAGGAATGGAAATTAAAAATTGTGAAGGAACTGGACAAAAAATCAGAGGAATTAAGAGAGATTCGCTTTTATGATGTAGCCCGCGAAATGGGCTACAACCACATAAAAGTAAACGATGTGAAGGACATCGCGACACGCTTCTTAAAAGAGCATCCGACTTACAAGGCGGTAAGGTTCGTAAAGAACCCGAAAAAGGTCTCTTCTACCGAGAGTCTTTTCACTACACTGGTGCTTACCGAATGTGAATACGAGACCGAGGAAGAGTTCCTTGAGGAGATCGGCTTTTCCGGGAATGCTGCTACAAAAGCCAAGAGAAAATATCGCGACAAGACTTATGATCGGATGGAGTTATCCTTGCCGAAAGGCTTGAAGGATGAGATTGCTGACAGAGTAAAAGCCGGAAAAGCGAGCTCTAACACTGCTTATGTCGTAGAAGCAATCAAGGAAAAGATGGAACGTGATTAAATACTTTTAAAAAAACGAAAGGCTGTGAAGATCACAGCCCTTTGTTTTTTTATACATGTATTTTTAGATCATCCCAAGCAGAGACTTCCACGTTTTCTTCCTTGCCGTGATCTCTCCGTCAGAGACACAGCCGTGATCACTCTGATAAGCCTTGACCGCTCTTTCCATGCCGCTGCCAAAGCAAGGTGTCTTGCCCTGATCGGCTTCGATGGCACCGGTGTAATAGCCGAGATCCTTTAAGCGCCGCTCTAACGGTGTTACGACCGCATGATTACGGTTTTTAGACTTAGAAACCGTGACGGTGTTACAGATCGTCTCATTGCCCGCCTTTCCGTCCACCTTAGAGCCTGTGCAGGCCTGCACATCACAGATAAACTGTGTCCGCTCATATCCGGTAGCAGCCACATGATTAATCTTCACTTCTGCTGACTTTCCTGCCGAACCTTTCCATGTACGCATAAAATTCTCCGGGGTGCCGTACTGCGCTTTCAGCTTTGACGTGGTGCTGCCCCACTGCGGCAGATACAGGTGCGGCTTGTCCTTAAAGCTCTTCCAGTCACCG